TCCGCGAGGGTGTACGAGTAATCGTCAAACCGCTCGCTCTTGAACCTGCCATCGGCGTTGCTCCCATCCGCAGACGGTGTAGACGATACCGCGTAATGCTCGGCAAGCATAATTACCGCAATCCTCACCGCTTTCGGAATTTCGGGAAACCTCTCCGGGTTGTCGAACCGATTTCGAGTGTACGCGATAACGTAATTCTCCGCGCGGAAAATATCGATTATCAACCGTTCGTCGCTGCGATTCTTTACGCTTTCCCGCTCGGAAAAGTCTTTGACCTCTTGCGGTGTCACCCACGGTCTTGGGTTATGCATAGCCATAGGAATCACTCCTATTCTTGGTCGAAATTCGGCGTACTGTTGCCGCCATCCCCTTTATCGGCTTTGCGCCTCTTGGATTTTCGCCACAATATCAACTTTAACATTGGCAACCCCTGTCAAGTCGATATTATGTTCATCGGCATACGCTCGAAGTTGGTCGACTTTCCAATCGGCATTCGGCTCGCCCTCGGGAATAAGCACAGGCGGTTTTTTGTCGGCTTGCGCCCCTTGGGTTTTAGCAACCATTTGAGCTACAATTTGAGCGACCATATCTGTCGTGCCCGTAGCGCTGGTTAAATCAATACCATTATCTGCCGCATACGCTTCAATTTGAGCAAGTACGGAAGAACCCTCAATCAGCGGAGCAACTGTCGACCCAATATTCTTGATAATGCAAGTTGCGTCAAGTTCTTCAATAATCGGGTCAAAATCACTGTGGATAACGTAAAAACGCTTATCCGCCATAATCGCCTCTTTGCCCTCGGTAGTTTTGCGGATTTTCACATCATAAGTGTAAACCTCGCACAGGTTTTCCGGGTCGGCAAGTATGATTTTGTCATCCGGCATACTTGGAACCGGGTGAGTTGGAATAGATGCGGGAGCATCATACAGTCTCTCGGGGTAACTTCCGCCCGCATTGAGTGCTTGATTAAGCAAAAACTGCTCCCACTCTTGCGCGCGGCGCGGTGACATCAACCAACGTAATTTGCCGTTGTTGTACTTGTTTGGTACCTTAAACAACGCGCCATAGAATACATCAAGCATATTCGTCATTCCCGACGCGTCGAAAACGTGTCCGCCGTTCGAAATCTGCTTAATCCAACCGTCGTTTATGTACAAAAATTCGCCGTCAGGGTCGGTTACAGGCACATCTTTGTCACCATTCAAACAAAGATCCTCCAAATCCAAACCGTATTGAGTTGTCATAAGCCGCGTGATTGTCGATTCCAATCCTTCGCCCTCGATGTTCTCGCGCAACGTTTCCTCCGAAATCTCCCACGGCAATCGAATTGCAACGGTAGAATACGGAACTTGCGAAAAATTCGGTTTCGCACGATATCCCGTGATTTGCCCTGTATTCGGGTCAATAATCGGAATCGAACCATCACCTTTCGCATCCACGTTTTCGATTTTCTTACGAATGACACGCGCCGCAATTCCGATTTTGTCGATATTACCGTTTCTTGCAACTTTGAATACTTTGCGGGTAACTCCACCCAATGCACGGTTTTCAAAAGTTTGTTCAATAAACTTTCTCGCCTGCACATGCGTTAGTATACCACCGCCAACTACATCTGTAGTTACAGCAGCGTTTTTTACAATGTCTGCATTTGTTTTGCTCACTTTTACTCCTCCTTAATTTTGTTGATTTTTAACGGCTTACAGGAAGCCTTTGAGATAATGCTCGCCGTCATCCGATTTTTGAACATTGCTATCATCGTCAAGGTTGCTCGGCAACCCGCGCGCCTTTAAAATCGGTTCAACAGCTTTGGCAATCATCTTCTGAACCGATTCTTCGGTCAGCGTGTCGGGCGGCTCATTGCCATCGTCACCGTCGTCCGGCTTGGCGGTCGCTTTGGCAACGGCGTCGGAAATCATCTTCTGAACCACATCGGCGGTCAACGGTTTATCTTGATTTTTGCCGCCATTACCTGCGCCGTCATCGGGATTCATCGCTTTTGTAACCGCTTCCTCAATCATTGCTTGAACTTCTTCTTTTTTCACGTCCTCGTCCTCCTTTTTGTCCTCGGACAACGTTTCCAGCGTTGAGCCGAGGTCATTATAAATTTTTTCTAACTTTGAATAATTTTCACCGCTAATCTTCTTGCCTGCTTTTAAAATAAGCCTTTCAGCGGACATGGATTTCATAATTTCGTCCTCGATTAAGAGGTCAGAAACAATTTCGGTAAATTCACTCAACGCTTCACGGATTTTCGTTTCGTCCGATTCAAGCCAAATTTCGTCACTTTCCCAGTCGTAACTGTACAAAGTGTCACACAACGCATACCAAGCCGCCCAAAATCCGTCCGCTTGTGTGCGTTTTTTAAATCGGTCTTTAACCTCACCCTTAGTCACAATATCTGTAACCGCTTTGGTGATTCTCGCAATCAAGCCTTTTTCACTTTTCTCCACAAGTTCCACATCCTCTTCGCTGTAATTTCCTCTGCCGCCCATTGAATATCCCGTGTATTCACCTTTTTCAACCTTATCCCACACATCGGTGTTTTCAACCTCGGTGGTGATAAGCCATGTTCCTTTGGTTACAACCTCGCCGCCGATTTCCATATCACACGGCGCGACATACGATTCAACGACAGCAATTCCGTCCGCTTCCTTGAAAGAGTGTTGCAAGTCGACACTATCTCCGTTCTTGGCGAACCAATGCGCCGCCTTGCGAATTTCCTCTTCGGTCATAAAATTCCCGTGAGTGTCCTCTTTCAGTGGCTCATACACAACCCCTGTCACATAATGCGTTTCATTATCAATTTTAAGGATTTTCCCTTGAGTTGCGAAGTTCGCCGTGTTGCCGTCCTCGGCTTTGGTGATGAGGAACTGACGTTTATTTGCGGCTTTATCAACAAAAGATACGAAACTAATTTTAGCATCGCTAAGCTCATATGCTTTTTCAATTTTTTTACCCACTTTTTTCACCTCCTCCCGAGCATAGAAAAAACGCCCTGCAATCACAGAACGCTCTAATATATTAAGTTAATATTTTTATCTACTCAATCCCTGCTTTCGCCCGGTTTCGTGCGTCTAACTCCCGCTCCCAAGCTCCGTCATCATCGGCGATTGCTCGCCTTTGCAATTCCAGGCGTTCCTCTAACGATAATCCTAACACATTAGCGTTGACGATTCCGCGATGTATGCAATGACAATTTATTCTCTCGCTTGCCGGAAGTTCCGATGAATCGCGCGGATACATAGGGTAATATGTGTTACCATTCTTGCCAATCAGCGAAAACGGTTGGTCTTTCCGAATAATCGTACCGCCCAAATCAACGTGATTCTCTCGCGGTTTGTTTCGATGCTCGCCGGTGTGAACCCACTCTTTATCCTCGCAAGCGGGATTTTGCATTATCGCCTCTTGCTGTGCCACCGAATGAGCGGTAAGCATTTCGGTGAGAGATGCTGTCCGCGCCCTGTACCACTCGTTGCGTATGCCGTTATCCATAAGCTGCCGCGTAAAATCGACGATACTGTTTCCGTCACGCAGATTTTCAGTCAAAAGCCGTTCGACCGTCGCGTGAGTGTTCAACTTCATAAGTTGCCCGAGTTCCTCGCTCCAACTTTGCACCCAATCGGTAGTGCGTTGCGTAATAGCCGAAACGGTTAGCTCCGGGTCGATTTGTTTGATGTACGATGTTGCCAACTTTTGCATATTCGCGTTAAAACTGTCAAAAAATATCTTTGCAATTACTTCGTCAACATTATCCAGCGCCGCAATATCCGGCCATTCTTCCGCAAACGCGGCGAGGTCGACCGATTCATTGAGCTTTCGATTGATTATACGGGTTTCCGCCGTCAACGCCCGCGCAATCTTCGCCTCAATGTCGGATATTTCGATAATGGCATCGCCGCTATCTACAAAACCTGCTTCGCTCAATATGTTCTCTAAGTCGATATCCTCTTTGGCGATATACGCGTCAATCGCTTTAATCAATTTATCCCAACCGTCCATCGACTTCACCTACTTTCGGGCATAGAAAAACGCCCTGCGGAATCGCAAGGCGTTTATTATTATTCATTTTCATCCTTTGCTTTTTCACCATTTTCAATAATAACCCCAAAGTTTACAATATTTCCGTCTTTATCTTTAAAATTACCACCTTTATCATCTCTCCATCTTTCAGTTAATGTAGGTTGCTTTTCACTCATTGTTTTATCCTCCTTTTTAATCGCCATATGTCGCTGATACAATTAGTCTGCCCATACTTCTTGAAACTCCTGTAATTTGCATTGTTGAATTACGAGGCAATATCACTTCGGATTCTTTTGCGCCATAAACTGAAAAATTCGCCGAACTCACGCCCCTTGCATTTTTCCCGCACGTTATCCTCATTTCAACGCCTCTATTATTCTCGTATCCGGTAAATACAGCGGCCGTGTTTCGATTAGTTGTAGTGCTTGTGAATGCTTGATCGTCATAAGTTCCGCCAATTAAGCCGTTTTTCAATGCGTTAAAATCTTTCGTGCTCATACTCCCTATATTTGTATCGCCGGAGATTCCCAAAACACTTGTAGGCATACCTCTGTATAGCATAGAATCCTCTTCAAGATTAGGGCTGTTTTCTATTATTTTATCCAATGCTTCAACTGCTGATTTATTTTCGCGGGTTAATTCAGTTCCTGCTCGAAGCCCGGTGTTTATTTCGGTAAAAGCATTTGTTGTGTATGTTGAAGCGTTGTCATAATCCTGTTGAGTGATAGAAGCGCTACCGGAACTATCACCGCCACCTACATCTCCGGCAGAAGTTGCATCAATTTTCGCACCAACTTCCCCCATAAGATTTCCGTCACCGTCAACTTGAACACGAGCACCGTTAATTGTTATCCAAGAATTGCCATCTTCGTCTTTTATTATAATACACTCCGGCGGATTTGTCAACGATTTTTCTGCATTTTCCCGCAACAAATTCCGAACTTCTTTCAAAACTACCGAAATCTCACCGTCGCCACGCTTCGCCGATTTCGCAATCTGCCCGTCAAGCTGACGAGTAAGCGCATCATAATTCGGCAAACTCTCGTCAATAAGCCCCATAGCAACCTGCGAAGCCTGCGGTAACTTCCGAACTTCAAGCGGAATGTTGCCCCAATCGCCGTCATATTCCTCCGCAGTTCCGCCGAGAGCCTTGTATGTGAGTTCTTTCGCTTTATTCGGCGTAAGTCCACCGCCCATGCGTGAAACAGCGAGAATTTTCACAATATCGTCAATGTTTGATAAGTCGGGAGCTTTAAAATATGCTTCAACGTGCTTGAATCCATATTCCGCAAGCAGTTTGTTGTTGACTGTCCAAGCCAAGCTCTGCCGTGCGGGTTGAAATACCTGTTCTTCGGTAATCTCTCGCGCCGCCTGTGCCGTCGCACGGTTATATTCGGCAGTGTGTCCAACATAAATATCCGGCAACAGAAACGAAGATTGCACCCTGCGCCGGTGATTATCTTGATAATCTTGGAACAGCTCGTCTTTTTGAAGCATATTCGCAAGCGGATGAATATTTACCTTCGGCTTGTTATCCTCTTGGAATTCCGCTTTGCTGTCAAGCGAAGCGGTTTCAAGTATGATAAAAGCGTGTTGTCCGCTTTCGCCCTCAATCTCGCCCATATATTCCTGTAATTTATCAAAACTATCGTCGGTAAGCGTGCCGCCCTCAATTGCAACCAATAAAGGGGTATGCCGCCCTTTTGTGAAATATCGATTATTCAAATTTTCAGCACGCCGAGCGCCGTCCGCTCCCAATACTTGACCTATCCATCGCGGTTTTCCATACGTTCCCGTTCCAATCGCGAACTCAAGGATTTCGTTGGCACGGTAATCGAACGGCACGGTATCGCTGTACTTGCCGCTTCGCTTATCCATAATTCGTGTGTCGCCAAGTTCTTTGAAGAATACGTTTTTACCGTTGACCTCCTGCCGATACTTGCGAAACCGCCTTGGACGCTTCTCAACACGGTCGCCTACACGATATTCAACTTCGATGTATGGTTCAAGCGGCTTGGTCTTCGTGATTGACGGCGTATCCGCAATAAATTCCATACCAACAATCTCGCCGCCGCCGTTACGAAGAATTTCAGAATACGAAATACCGAAAATTTCGCGTGCGCTGACGATGTCCTCAAACACTTCCTTGGTATCCTTATCCAAATTTAGATATTTCAAGATTTCTTCGGCTTGTTCCCACTCGGCTTTTTTCTCGGTCGTTTCTTCCTCGTCCTCATTTATGTATTTAACGCCGATTCCGAATCCTGCGATATTATTCTTGTACGCAAACACGCATTGCGGAAGTATGGTCGAATTATCGACAAGTACT